CCATCGGGTCTTGAGTTCGTCGAGGCGGAAGCCGGCCCACATCAACCATCGAATGGAGTTGGTGTGGCGCGCGTCAACGTATTGAATGAGGATCGGATAACGGTCGTGCATCCGATTGATGGCCGGGACCGTTTGTCGAAGAGTGAATCTCCGCATGTGCGGGCGATAGATCGCACCTGTGGACAGCATCCACGGCGACCCTGTATCGGGAGGGAGGTATTCACCCACGCCGTACATGAGCACCGGCTCACCATCTGCATCGCACATGGTGCCGGCCATTACTGAGTTGTCGAAGGAAAACTGCATGGCGTCGAGGGGCGAGTGCCCGTTCGACGCCAGCACTTCCACTACATCCGGCCGCTTCATGCGGGCAGCGATGTACGGGACATCGGCCTGCACAGCGGGCCGGAGGTAGGGAAGCATGTTTCGGCCTTAGATTGTTTTGGAACGCTTGTGGTAGAAGCCTTCGTATTCAGCCTGCACAAGCGTCGTGGCATACGGGGAGCGACTGACGATAGCGACTGTCGCTTCCGTCGACTCTCCATACACTCCGAACTGATACTGGCCCGTGACTGCCACCGGCACTTCGGTCTCGAAGTATGCAAGCCTCTGCGTAAGCGCCTGTCCCTGCGCCTTGAGGGCGGGGATGACAGACTCAGCAACAGCGGCGGCGCCGTAGGGCGAGACTTCAATCTGGAAGTAAGGGGTGTCCTTGAAGTACACCGTCCAGTTCCGAAGCAGCAGTTTGCCGTTCAACATGGGAACGTCTTGCTGATTGCGAGCGAACTGTTCGGAGAACTCGTAGCGGAACTCGTAGAGTAGCCCGCAGAACACGTTGATGCCGGAGAAATCGCCTGTGATTCGGACCTGATTCGCCGCCGGCCATGTGAAGTCTGCTGGATCGGCCGTGATGAGCGTCCCCGGTTCCGCCTCACTGTCGTCACGAAGGAGAAGGAAGTCCGCTCGGGCGGACGCCTCAACGTCATACGGCAGTGTCCACGTCGTGTGGTTGCCGCCTGCACTGTACGTCGGATTCGACGAGCGGGACATGCGGTCCAGATAAAGCTGGAAGTTGATGGTCTCGCTAATCCGCGCGTCTGGCTGCAGTGAGATGGATTCAAGATGAGCACCATCGCTCCGCTTTATGAGCAGATAGATTTTGCTGTCCAGAACTTCCGCTGACAGAATTTCGTCATCAGTCGCGAGAACGTACTTGTTCCAAGCAGACTGCGCTTTCTCTGTCTCGCTCACCCAATGGAACTTGTAGACGAAGATCGTGTTCGGCGAAGTCCCGCCTACGTCGCCGACTACTCCGGGGAGCACCATGAGTAGATCATGGGGATCACTGCCGGAGATTCTCCGGACGCCGCGAGGGATGTACTTAGAAACGTGTCCAGTGACATTCGCCGCGTCGTTGGATTGGCTGTCAGGCGCGACGTAATACTCACGGATGGTGGCCCACTCGCCGTTTTCTTGGGCGAAGTAGACGTCGTTACCGAGTGCAAACGGGCGCACGTTGGGGACCATCTTGAAGTTCGTCACGACGTCGAGCGTTGCGTTGCTCGGTGTGAGACCCTCAGGTCCGTGGTTCAAGCGAAGCTGTGTCTGGTCCGAAAACAGCATGATGCTGCCATCGAACGGCACCGCGTAATTGATCTTCGTGACCTTCGTCTCTGATGCCTGCACATCAATGCGGTCGTCCGCGAGGACATCCACAACGGTGAGGCGATAGAAGTTTCCGAAGTCGCCGAAGCGCGTCATCACGACGCCTTCGTCGACCGCGACTCCGAAGCGGTTTTTGTACCAGAAGATGTCACGGATTTCGCGGCCGACAAAGCTCGGGTTCGCGTTCGTCGTCTCATCGCCAACCTTGCGGTCGGCCCACGAGAAGGGGCCAAACTCGAACGTGCCGTCCGACTTACGGACAAGCGCGTGCGGCATCGTGGTGGCGTCGATTCGATTGCGGAGGCCGAGGGCCACCGTCTCGTTCCACACGTTGTTGCCGGCGCTGCGGACGTAGTACGCCGCGAATGCGGAGTCGGCCGAGCCTTCCACCTTATATATGTCGCCGGACGTTGCGCCCGTCGGGAGGTCTTGAAAGGTCTGCACCGTGCCCTGCAGCGTGCCGCCAGAGGGGTTCGGCGTGTACTGATTCTGCCGTGCGCGTTGGCCGATGAAGCCACCGAGGGATACCTGAACGGGTTCGTCAGATTGCCCGCCTGGATACCGGGGGATCATCGTCCACTGATGAGTCGGCTGTGTGTCGGTTGACGAACCGGGCTGGCCGTCTGTGTCCATCAATCGAACGATGACGTCGCGATTGAGGATGAACGTATAGTCAGCCACCGTGACGCACACGAAGTCGTCGAGCGGATTGCTGGCCGCCAAGTAGGCGAACGAATAGACGTCCAGAGGGGCGGCCTCTGCGGCCGTGAGGTCGACTGAAGAGCCGGCGAAGAGAATGGCAGCGGCGCCGGTGCGCTTCCAAATATCATTGACTGCCGGGGCGGAACCCTTAGCAGTCGCGAAGGCGGTATCGGCGGTATCTCCACCGTCGCCCTTGAACAGACCGCCTACAGCGACTCCTGCGCCGGCGCCTGCGAAGAACGCCGTGAGGTCGGCGCCAGATACCACGAGGGCCACCGAGCCGAGGGCCGTGAGCATGTTCGCGTTCGTGGAAACGAACACGACAGTGGCAGCACCCGAGCGTTGAAATGCGTCCCCGTCCGCTCGGGCGGAACCCTTGGCGGTAGCGAAAGCAGTATCATCAGTGTCTTGCACGCCGGTAAGAAAGAACGTCTCACCGATTGAGACGTCCAATCCGTTTGCAGCGAAGAACGTAGTGAGGGTGGCCGCTTCAGACGCCTTCACCGTCTTCTCATTGCCTTCAAGATCGAACACGCGAACCACGGAGCCGTCGAGCACTACTAGGTAGCGTTCATTGACGTCGCGATTGATCGTGTGAAGGAAGGCGGTGCCGAGGTCGTCAGCGGTGAGTGTGGCGATATGCTGAGTCGGATTGCGCTTTCCAGCGCCGTCAACGACTGAAAGCCATGCGTTCTTGATCTCTTCTGCCTGTGACGCGAGCCGCACGGTAGCGGGCTGCTGGCTCACACCGCCCACGAGGGACGGAAGCTGTTTGTCGACAAGCATTGAAGGGCTCCGTTACCAGATTCGGCGGGAGCCGTACTGGCGATATGCGATGCGGCTTGCCGCAGTCGGGGAAGTGAAGAAGTTGGCGCGCTTCGAGTTCGTGTGATCGCGCTGAAAGTCAGCCAGCGTTTCGATCTCACGCTCTTTGGTGAAGCGATAGATGATCTCGGAACCGATGTGGTTCGCCTGGAACACGCGACCGGCAAGATGGCCGATGTACGCGCGGGCGGCCTCGGGGATTTCCTCGAAGCCTTGCATCCAGATAACGTCAAATTTGATGGCCGCCGTGCCAAACTCGTTGAACGACTTCTTGTAGCGGTCGTACATGCCCATCGACAGTTCGTCTCCGTCGTACCGCTGCGTGTAGTCAAGCGAACGGTCGGAAGGACGAACGGAGAGAATTGAGGGGTCGAGACTGATCTTGCCGGCGACCGGCGTCATCTCGTACTCGTAGTCGGTGTTGAAGTCCCAACCTTTCTTGAGCACTTCACGAAGTTGGTTGTGCAGCGTAAGCTGTGCGAACGCGGCGTCTTTGATCGTGATGTCAAGAGTATCGAGCGGCGCCTTTCCAATGCTCATGAGCATCTGGTTGACGGCGTCGAGTTCCGTCTGCGGAGTAAAATTCAGTAGCATTGGAAAAGCTCCGTTAGAAAAAAATGGGAGCACCGGAGGTTTAATTCCAGTGCTCCCATGTTGGTTTGGCTAGAAATCAGAAGGCGGATTAGGCCGTCTTGATCTCAACCGCGCACTTGGAGCGCAGTTTGCCCATGCCGATTGCCATCTTCGCGAGCATCAGTGTGCCCTGCCGGCGCATGTCCCAACCCGACTCCATCTGGAGGCCGAGAAGCTGGAGGTATGCAACCGCAGGCTCACAGTAGACGAGGCCGCGAGTGTTGGTCAGGTCAGCGTGGTACTTCGTCGGGAACGCCGACGGGACGCGAGTCTCGCCTGCCGCGCCGACGATGCCGCCGCCTGCTGTCGGGGTGACGTTCACACCGAACAGGGGAGCATTCGACTTGTAGATGATGACGTCAGAGACAGTCCGCAACGACTGGCGGCCGAAGGTCGAACCTTCCCCACCGTTGTAGTCGCGGTTCAGGTTGCCGTCAGTGTTCGCGATCAGATACCACTGCGCCGGTTTCACAACGGAGTGAACCTGCAGCGAGTCGACCGGGACGTCGCGCTCGTCGAGCGCCTGCTTGGCGAGGTTGATCGCCGTCACGAGGTCGGCGCCATCGGCGTCGAAGTCACCCGTGCCGGTGATGTCGGCTTCCACGACGGACGAGCCGGCACCGTCACCAGTGAACAGTTCAACCGAGTCGCGGGCGGCGACTGCGATGTTCTGTGCGATGGAGCGGTCTTCGAGCAGCGCGAGGCTGCGACCGAGGGCTTCCGAATAGGGAGCGCGGACGTCGTAGTGGTTCTTGAGTTCGTCAATCAACGCGATGAACACGTTGCTGATGAGCATGTCGTCGAGCGTCACGATGACTTCGTTGTGCTCGATTGCGTTGCCGAGAATCTCGGCACCCGGCGTGTGGTAGTCGGCCGTGGCGTTGTACGTCGCAGGGAACTGCGCGCTCTTGCCGTTGCTGATCTGCCGGACGCGGACGGTCGGCTTGAGCTTCTTCGCCGTTTCATAGGCGGTAAGCACTTCACCTGAGAAGATTTTGAGCCAAAGC